CCAAAATATAAAATAAACAACAAAACAGTACGAAAAACCACTTATATAGCTGATTTTACGTACATTACAACAAAGGATGGTAAATTACACATTGTCGATACAAAGGGCTTTAAAACAGACGTTTATAGATTAAAAAAGAAACTATTTGAATACAAGTATGGGGTAGAGGTTGAAGAAGTATAGAGGAGAATAAAATGTATTATATTATAGAAACAAAAAAAGGGTACATAAAAGAACCCACGTTTATATTTGATAAAACATGTGAATTTATGCAAGACGCCTATAAATTTAGAAAAGAAAGAGATATTTTTAAATTCTTCATATTTAGAGATAAAAAAAGATATAAAACATATAAAATGAGGGATAAACAATGACATTAGAGACTATTTACAAAGAATTAGAAAAATTAGAGAACGATTTAGAGTTTTATGAGAATAGATTACTAGCTCTGAGGTCATTAGTAACACCACAAGCAACAAAATTCGACAAAATAGTGGTTGATGGTGGTAAAATATCCAATAATCTCCTAAAATATGTAGAATTAGAGAATCAACAACAATTAGAAGTAACAATTCAGTACATTAAAGACAAAATAAAGGATTTAAACAATCTAAAAGACAAAGAAATAGACCGATTAGCTAAATACGGTGAGACCATAAAGGCAGTTGTATTTTTAAGAGAAAAGGACTTTATTATTGATAATTCCGGTAAAAAAAGACACTTATATTGGCAAGAAATAGCCGATAAAGTGTATTGCAGTGAAAAATCTGCAAGAAATTGGTATAATTTAGCTATCGAAGGTAGAAAAAAAGGACTATAATTAGTCTTTTTTATTTATCATAAGTTTCACTTTCAGACCATAATCCTCCGTCAAACTCATAAATGTTTGTTTTGAACCAACCATTATCTTGTAAAGTCTTTATTGAAAAACCATTGTCAAAAACTTCTACAATTCTATCATCTGAAGTAAACAAACCTTTTTCTAATTCATTATTTATTACTTTTTCTTTTAATTCATCAATAGTCATATTAATCACTCCTTTTTTTTAATTCTTCACAAGCCCAACGTATAAATTGAGCTTTATTTAATTTTTTTTCTTCTAATAGTTCCATTAGTTTATCATAATCTTCATTCAATATCCTAACATTAAATTGTTTATAAAGTTCTCTATTTCTTTTTACATTATAAGCAACTTTATTTCTTCTAGCTTGTTCTGATAATCTAGGCATTTCTTTATCACTCCTTTCGATAATTATATAAAAAACAACTTACATTGTCAATATACAACATAATAATCACCTTCACTTATTGTAAAGTAATCAAAATTATCTAAATCTTGTTCTATATATTCCCAATCGTTACCATATTGGTATATTTCTTCTTCGTGATTATCATGAGCTTTTAAAATAGCATCTTGAAACTCTCCAATCCTATGCTTTTTATTTAAAGCTATAGTAAAGTATTTTTCTCCGTCATTACAGTCTTTTACATCTACTAAATTATAATTTTCAATTAATTTTTCCCAAATATTCATATTTCTAATTCCTCCTCAATAATTTCATAATTATATATTCCTTGTTTTTTTAATTTCTTTATATATTTCTCTGCACCTCTATAAGTAGGAGAGATACATAATAATCTTCCATTACATAATACACTAAACATTATTTGTTCTCCTTTTCTAATTTATCTAATATCTTTTGTGCTTTATTTGAATACCATTCTATACTTTCTAATAAAACTCTTAACTTTTCATAATTCTCATAATGTACTTCATATCTACTATCTGCTCCTAATTGTTCTATTTTTTCAATATAATCTTTAATCTTGTTTATCACCTGAATCTTCCTCCTTTAATAACTTTATAAAATTGTCTGTATTCATATTCATAGCTTTTTCTTTATCTTCATTGTATAACTTATCAAATGTACCTAAAACAAGTAATGTTTGGTGATAATATTGTTTCCATGAACTTAAATCATTACAGGTTTTGGCTATAACATAATTAAAAAACAACATACCATTATATTCTATATACTCTTTATCCATATAATTATTTTTTATCATTATCATTTTCATAAGTGGATAATATCTATCTGCTCCAAGTGGAGCTTTCTTTTCTTCGTTTATATACCAGAACATAGTTTCATAATCATTCATTTATAACACCTCAATTTCTTTATCTTCAATATATTTTTCTATTGTTTCTTTTATATAGTCCATATCTAAATGTCTGAACCCACCATAAACAAAGTCAATTACAACTCCAGGATTAATCCCATCATTAGTATCATTTCTATCCATAATAAACACAATATCACTTTTATAATCATTAGAAGTCATACCTTCAAATAATTCATATTCTTTATTATTAGAACCAACATAACATAAACCGTCTCTTTTTTCTTTAAACATAATTACTCACTCTCCTTTAATATAATTCCACTAATATTTCTCTTGTACTCATATTATCTATATCTAAATAATCATAATTTTCATACAAGGCATCACTGATTGTAGATATACTTGTATTACTTTCGTCCTTTATCCATAAATCGTCTAGTAATGATATTAAATCGTATGCTTTATCTTTATCAAAACCACTTGTTACTAAACAACTATACATATATAAATCATTTACTTTACTCCAAGTTAAATCTTCGTATAATTTTATAAACTCTTCTTTTTTCATTCTTTATTCACCTCATTATTAATTTTATTTATTACTTCAGAAAAAGCATTAGTAAAATAATCTTTTTCAAAGTGTTGTTTTAAATCTTCTAAATCTCTTTGTAAATCTAATAAATCTATAACTTTATAACTATAACTTAACAATTCATTTTTAATCCATGGTTCACTAGAATAATCTTTTGCTATTTTAATTAACTTATCAGAACAATTTTTTGCAATATCATATTCTCCATTATTCATTAATAAGTCTTCTTGTATTGTTTCAATTAATAAATCCTTTAATCCTTTATAATCCATTAACTCTGAATAATCAGAGTTCAAATCTACTAATAAAAATTGTTTCATATTACTCACTCTCCTTATTATATTCATTAATGAAGTATAATGTATCTATAAAACTATAAATACTTCCTAAATCTTCTTTATTTATTTTTGTATTATTTCCTAAATCTAAATCTTCTATTTCGTCATTATTCCAATCACTTCTATCGTTCATATATTCAATATCGTTAATAACAACTCCAAGTAAGTATTTAACTACTTTTAATATTCCTAAATTATCATAATTGTTTTCTATTACTTGTATATCCTTAATATCTTTCATTTTAATCACTCCTCCTAATATTTCTTTATAGGTAATACAATACCTTTTTCATTATCTTTATTTACTAACACAACAGGTTTATAATCTTTTTTAGGAACATACATTTCAGTAGTTTCTCCAAGCACGTCAATTACATTTTTTAGATAATTAATATCTACGTGTACTCCATTAATCTCATAAGTTTCTTCTTTTGAGTTCTTTTTATGTAATTTATAGAATTGTGCTATATCATTAAAATCAATTTTTGTTTTTTCATACTCTTCACTTGTATAATCTGGTATTAAGTTCTTAAAATCAGGATAAGTACCATTTATACAATTTTCTTTTCCTACTTTTTCCATTTCTTCTTTATTACTAGGCACTAATTTTAAAGGCATATTTTCTTCGTGTATCATTATTGCATGATAACTGTCAGTAACACATTTATAATCTCCACATATCCCATAACCTTGTAAAACTGGTCTTATATTGTCTTTACTAGCTACTCTTTTTATTGCGTTTACTCTTGTTTTTGAAGTTGTTTTATAGCAAGTTTCTTCTCTTATTTTTTGTTCTAATTTATCTTTTAGTTTTAAAAACTTCATTACATTCATATCGTCATTCATTGCATCTACTAAATCATTATAAATTGTATCTAGTTTCATTACTTGTATATCAGTTTTTACTTCTTTTTTATCTTCTTTAGGTTGCCATTTATACCAACATTTTTTAACACTATGCCACCTAAACTTATTATCCTTTAATTCTTGTCTCTCTTTTTTAGTAGGGATTGAAGTAAAATACAATTCAATTCCTTCGTGTTCTTTATTATATTTTTCAGTATATTTAGTCACTAATTCCATTTTAAAATCTCCTTTCAATTCTAAACTCATTATTATCATAATAAACTCTTATGGAGCAACCACTCCAATATCCTTGTGTATTTAAACATAATTCTAATTGTTTTTTTATCTCTTCTTCTGAACCAAAAACAAACTCGTTATAATCTTCCATAATGTTTAAAAACTCGTTTAATATTTTATTATTTACTTTCATTTTTAATCGTTCACCTCCTCAACTTTTAAATCAGTAGGAACTATTGTTCTTGAAGTGCCTAAATCAGTTATTCCTGTTATGTATAATTCATTTTTATTGTCATAATATAATGTATTTCCCATTTTTTCAGTCGCTTTTATTGTTATTTCTTCGTCATACCAAGGATTAATTATAAAAACTTGGTACTCGTCCACATAATAATCTTCTTCTTCGTCATATCCATTAACTAGATAATCAAGCTCTTCATAATTATTTTTTAGATATTCATTACACATAATCATATCAGCATAAAAAATATCAAATGCCTTGCTTTCGCTTAATCTTCCATCAATTATTTCTTCTTGTTTTAAATATCTTCTGATATAGTCTTCTTGTCCGTCTCCATAGTAGATTTTATACATTTTTTCTTTCATTTTTTTCTTCCTTCCTTCCGTGCTATTTTTAGCACTTTAAAACCTATTAAATTAATAGATTTTAAACTACTAAAAAGTAGTTCGCCGTTTATTGTGCCTTGCTATCGACACTTCGCCTAACATTATTTCTCATTATCCCATATAGTTAGAACCGGTCTATGATATATTATTCTTTTAGTCCATAACCACTTTTTTTAAGTCTCTTTTTCTTCCCATACTTCAGAGTTAGTTATGGTAAAATACTCACGTAATAACCTATTTTTTGATAATATATATTTGTCTTTTTATAATCTAGGTTGTCAATTTAAGTTTGTTTAAAATCAGTCCTTTTCTAACTGACAATTTCATTATAACATATATAATCTAGGTTGTCAACTATTTTTTTTGTTAACTTCTCACACAATCCAGGGACTGCCACAACCATAACCACCGGAGCGATTACAACTGCCGTATAGGGTAGTACTTCGCTAACTAATAATTGATAAAATATAGTTGTATATGTCATGTATTGAAATGTCGCCTTTTCTCAACTGACACCTTCATTATACTATATATAATCTAGGTTGTCAATAATATTTTTTAAAAAAATTAAAAAAAGTTTGTAAAATCTTCTAAAAGTGTTGATATATAAAAGAAAAAAGGATATAAAAAAACTGTTAAGTTTACCGACATTTACCAATAAAGATATGATATAATACTAATATATAGATATAATATCTATTAAGAGGGTGAAACCATGAAAAAAGAAATAACAACCAAACAGGAGATAGTTAAGAGTACAAAACACAATTACAAGCTATCAGAAGAAGACAAGAAAACAATAATACTAGAATACTATCTAAACAAGAATAAAAAGAATATAGAATATATATTAAACAAGTATAATATAAGTAGAACTACTTTATATGATATTTTAAAGAATAAAAAGTATAAAAATGAGATTGATAATTATATAACTGAATGCAAACAAAACTTTACAAAAAAAACTACAATAATTATAGACAAAGCAATAAACCAGTTAAATGAAAAGATACAAGAAGGCGATGCAAACATTAAAGACCTAACTACTACAATAGGTATATTATATGATAAGAACCGACTTGAGAACAATTTAAGCACTTCTAATAACGCAATCTCAATAAATATAAAGGTGGAAAAGTAGTAATTAAAACATACGTTTGATTACTTAGTTTACATAATGTATGTTATAGGAAGCACGGCACACGTGGAACAGTTGAGCGAGGAGCGAGGGCGACAACCTATAGAGGTGTACAAGGTAGTGTCAACCTCCCCCGGTGTACAGTGGTATGCTAAAATTAGGTTCACAAAATTTTTCTATAGTATATATATATGCACTCACACAAAACTAACGAACAAAAGAGCATCCCCCCAGTCAAAGTGGGCATGGGTGTTTTTATTTTGGATAAAAAAGGTGGTGTTACCCTGAAGAAAATAACAAGAGAGATGATAAAGATATACCGACCTTTAAGTGGACTAGACTGGATGAATTACCGATTGGTAAGGAAGGATGTAACAGCACATCATATTGTGAAGAAAGAAGATGGAGGGAAATTGGAGCAAGGAAACATAGCTTTACTAATGCCAGTGGCACATCAATACCTTCATCTGATTGAGTGTAAGGATATAGAGACATATAATGCGATAAATAAGGTGTTGAAATATGTAAATGAGCAAGGATATGAACCAACAAGTGAGCAAAGGGATATAGTAGAGTATCTTCTAAAGGAATTTGAGAAGATGCACAAAAACGATAAAAATTCGAAAGGAAAGACGCTAATACAGTGGAAATATAGACAAAGGGAGTGGTGAATCTGAATTTAGATATAAGTATAACAGAGAAACAAGCTCTCTTTATGGAGAGTGAAGCATTTGAGACTTTATTTGGAGGAGCAGCAGGAGGAGGAAAATCCTATGGACAACTTGTTGATGCTTTGGTGTATGCTTTACAGTACGAAAAGTCTAAACAGATAATCTTCCGTAGGACATTCCCTGATTTAGAGAGGTCTATCATTCGTACATCATTAGAGCTATATCCAAGGAAGATAGCATCATATAACAACTCAAAACACGTATGGACCTTTGATAATGGGTCTATTATAGATTTTGGGTATATAGATAATGAAAATGACGTGTATCAGTATCAATCAGCAGAATATGATGTCATCAGATTTGATGAGTTGACACATTTTACTGAATACATGTATACATATATGATTTCTCGATGCCGTGGAGCGAATGGGTATCCAAAAAGAATAAAAAGTTCTACAAACCCAGGAGGAGTAGGACATGTATGGGTAAAGGAAAGATTTGTAGATATAGGACCAAGTGGACAAATCCATGAATGTCGATTAGAAACTGGAGAGATGACAACACGTTTGTTTATACCAAGTTTCGTAACAGATAATAAGTTTTTGATGAAAAGTGACCCAGAATACGTTAAGCGTTTAGATGCTTTGCCTGAGAAGGAGCGTAAGGCACTAAAAGAAGGTAATTGGGACATATTTGATGGACAATACTTCAAAGATTTCGACCGTAGTGTACATGTTATCGAACCATTTGATATTCCTAAGGAATGGGACCGATATAGGACATTAGACTATGGACTAGATATGTTAGCGTGTTATTGGATAGCAATAGCACCAGATGGAAGAGAGTATTGTTATAGGGAATTGTATGAGAATGACCTAATAATCAGTGAAGCAGCTAAGAAAATAGTAGAGATGACAGGAGATGAAAAAATCCGTTATACCTATGGTCCACCAGATTTGTGGAACCGTAGAAACGATACAGGAAAGAATGCTTATGATATATTCCGTGAAAATGGGGTTATCATCACGAGAAGTTCAAATAATCGTGTTCTAGGGTGGTATTCAGTACAAGAACACCTAAAAATTTATACAATGAAAGATGAACAAACAGGCGAGGAGATGCGAATGAGCAAACTTCGCTTTTTTAATACATGTAGAAACCTAATCAGGACATTACCAGTAATACAAAGAGATGAAAAGAACCCAAATGATTGTGCTAAGACGCCACACGAACTAACACATGCACCAGATGCAATAAGAGGATTCTGTATAGAGAGGACAAAAGCCACTCGAATAATGAGTGAAGAAGAGTTTTTATACGAACAATCTAAGCGTGAGAGAAGAAGATTAGGTATTTTAGGCATAGCAGGAGCACATGCCACAAGAGATTACATGAAATATGGAGGTTAGATATGGAGATATTTTTATTAATAGTCATTGCATTGATACTTGTTATCGAAGTAATGAATAGTAAAAAGATACAAAAACTAGAAAAAAAGCCAGAAGTAAAGCTAAATGAGCAAGAAAAGCGAAAAATGGAAGCAATAAAGACATCATTTAACAACTTAATGGAATATGATGAGCAAACAGCTATGAAAAGGAAGTGAAATAAGTGGATAAAACTAAAGATTGGGAACTTTATGAAGCAGGAATAGAGTATAATCAACAAGTTTATGGTGCTGATAGGAACTATTATGACGTATTAGACACAAATATTGCTTTTGCAAGTGGAGACCAATGGAGAAATGTACTAGCAGATGGGCTACCTAAACCTGTTTTTAACATCATAAAGAGAGTTAAACAGTTTAAAATTGCATCATTAAAGGCAGATAACATCTCAATTCAGATTACTCCAATGGAATATAGACCACAATCTGAAGATATAAATATGCAACATAAGGTAAAACAAGCAGATTTAGCCAATGCAGAGATAAAAAACATCCTAGAAGACATAAATTTTGATGCAAAAAGCCGTACATTACTATCAGATGGATTCGATACTGGTGATTGGTGTATGCACTTTTATTTTGATATGGATGAACAACCATATAAAAAATACATGCCAAATGTAAAGGGCACAATTAAGGCAGAAATCATTGATTCTACGAATGTTATGTTCGGTAACCCAAATACACGTCAAGTTGATAAACAACCGTATATCATCATAATTGGTAGGGATTTGGTCAAGAATTTAGAAGAGGAAGCAAAAAAGAATAAATCAGGCGATTCAGATAAGATTAGAGGAGATTCTGAGACAAATTATCAAATGGGTGACAACGGTAAGGTTGAAAATTCGGCAAAAGGATACGAAAAAGCACTATATATAATCAAATATTACAAGAAAAACGGTAAGATTTACGCAAATAAATGTACAAAAGAAGCGTATATTTACAAAAATAAAGATACAAAACTAAGTTGTTATCCAATAGCTTTCAATAACTGGGAAGAAGTTAAAGGAACATACCACGGAAGAGCAGAAACAACTGGTATAATTCCTAACCAAATAGCCATCAATAAGATGTTTGCTATGGTAATTTACCATTTAATGCTAACTGCGTTCCCAACTGCAGTGTATGATGCAGATAGAATTGAAGGATGGACTAATGAAATAGGAGCACAAATACCTGTAACAAACTTACAAGGTGATTCAATTCGTAATATAGCAGGATATTTAGAACCTGCAACAATGTCAAGCCAAATAATGAATGCTATTGAACTAGCTATGCAATATACAAAAGAGACTTTAGGAGTAGGAGATGCTTCTTTAGGAAATGTAACAATGAATAATGCAACTGCAATAATAGCAATACAAAAGAGTGCAGCAGTACCATTAGAGAATGTAAAAGCTGCTTTCTATGAATTTGTAGAAGATTCAGGAAAAATCATTGTTGATATGATGGCATCTTACTATGGATTAAGACCTGTAGTAGTACAAGGACCAAACAATGAAAGAACAGTTGAAATGTTTGACTTTGGTGAATTAAAAGACATGTGGTTACATGTTAAGACTGATGTAGGAAATGCTTCATACTTCAGTGAAGTAGCAAGTGTTCAAACATTAGATAACTTATTAAATAATGGAATGATAGAGTTTGTTGAATACTTGAGAAGAATACCTGATGAAATAATCCCACAAAAACAAGAATTAATTAACTCTATAGAACAAAATGACATATATAAACAAGCAATCTATAACTTAATGGGTCAATTCATGGATACACTACCACCTGAAGTAAGAGCAAACTTATTACAACTAAATCCAGAACAAATGGAACAAAGAGTATTAGAGATGATGGGAGCATTAGATAATGGACAACAAGGAATGGCACAAATGAGTGATATGGAAAATCCATTACCAACTCCTGAAGAACTATCAGGAACATTACAAGATGGAGAAGCAGGATTTATGGAAATGATGCAACCACAAACAGAAGTAGGAAGAGATGCAGTTAAGAAAATGCAAGACCTACAAGAAATAGGAGGAGGCAGACAAGCATGAAAGAAAAAGAAGAAATGAAATGGAAAGTTGAAGAAGCAATATCAGCATTTACAAGATATAAAAAAGCAATCGAAGACGAAAAAATAAAACAAGCTATGATTAAAGAATTAAAAAAACGTAGCAAAGAAATGAAAAAACTAGCAGAGGAACTAGATTAAAAATATCGGGAGAATAGATGGGAACAGGAAAGCATCATTAATGCTGTTGGAGGGTTGGCACGATGCTTTATATTAACGTCCTCACATTTGGCTACCTTATAGGTAGCTTACTAATTGATATATGTTCGTCACTCTCCGTATATCAGTTAGTAAGGTGCTTATAAAGAGCACTAGCAGCATAATTATTTTCAAGTATTATGGGACTCCTTTCAAGTGCTACCTTATTGGTAGCATTATAGGTAGAATTAAATATATTCAAAGTTCTATCTATAATGGTGCTAATAAATGGCACTTGCCCAACCATAGGCAAAGGAGGAATTTTTAAATGGAAGATGAGAAAGTTGTAGAAAGTATACCAACTGAAACAATGGAATCAGACGATGACTTCTTCAATGATATTGATAATGAAGTTATATCAGAAGAAGGCGAATCATCAGAAGAAGAAACAAATGAGGATAGCGAACCAAGTGAAACTCAGGAAGATAATTCAGAAGATGAGAAAGTAGATTTTAAACCTTTGTTAGAAGAACTTTCAAAGAAAGTTAAGTATAACAAAGAGAATGTATCTATCGAAAGTTTAGAAGATTTAATCAATGGGTACCAAAAAGGATTAAATTACGACAAGATACAAGAGAAACTAGAAAATCTACAAAATAGTAAGGCAGAAACATACATCAGAAATAAAGCTGATGAACTAGGTATCACTGTTGACGAATACATGGACCAAGTTGAAGATTATGAAAAAAAACAAAAAGAAGAAAGAGAAAAAGAAAGACTTGCTGAAATGGTAGAAAACGGAGTACCTGAAGACCTTGCTAAAGAAGTAATTGCAACAGCAGAGTTGCGTAAACAATTACAAGCAAAAGAAAACGAACTAAAGGCAAAGGAAGAAGCATCAAAGAAGAAAGAAGCTGAAGATAAAGAATATCAAGACTTCTTAACAAACTTCCCAGATGTTAATCCTGAAGACATACCTAAGGAAGTTTTCGAAGATGCAGTTAATTCTGATTTAAGTTCTGCTTATATGAAGTACAAGTTGAAAGACTTGGAAAACCAATTAAAAGTAGCAAAACAAAATGAAGAGAATAGTGCATCAACAGTAGGAGGAGTTACTGAAACAGGAACTACTCAAGAAAATCATACAAAAGACCCATTCTTAGAAGGGTTTTATGAAGCAGAATACTAAAAAAGGAAGGAATGATAAAAAATGGCAGAAAGTATACATTTAGCTGAAAAATATTCAAGCAAAGTTGCTGAAAGATTTAAATTACAATCATTAGCAACAGGATTTACAAATAGAGATTATGATTGGGATGGAGTTAAAACAATCAATGTTTACTCAATACCAACAGTACCTCTATATGATTACAATAGAAATGGAAAGGTATATCAAGTAGGAGCAGAAGGAACTGACCCTAACACAACTCCAGCAGGAAACGATGGAATTTCTCGTTATGGTCAATTAAATGATTTACAAGATGCTGTTCAACCATTAACAGTTACTCAAGATAAATCATTTACATTCATCATTGATAAAGGTGACAAGATGGATTCAATGAACGTAAGAGATGCAGGAAAAGCATTAAGACGTGAAATTGATGAAGTTATTGTACCAACTCAAGATAAATATACATTTAACAAAATTGCTACAGCAGCAACAGGAACTCAAAGAGGAACTGGTGCATTAAGCAAAACAAATGCTTATGAAAAATTCTTAGCAGGACAAACTGCATTAGACAATGCTTTAGTACCATCAGCAGGAAGAATTGCAGCAGTTAATGCTTCTACATTAGCATTACTAAAACAAGATAGTGCATTTGTATTAGCAAGTGAAATGGGACAAAAGATGAAAATCAATGGTTTAGTTGGAGAATTAGATGGAGTTAAAATTGTAAAAGTACCTGATAGTTATCTACCAACAGGATGCCAATTTATAATTACTCACCCATCAGTAACAGTTAAAGCTGAAAAATTAGCAGATTACAAAATTCATGTAAATCCACCTTTCATAAGTGGAAACTTAGTTGAAGGTAGAGTTTACTATGATGCTTTCGTATTAAATGCTAAAAAAGATGGAATCTTTGCTCACTTTACTTCATAGTTAAACCAAAAAGAAATAAAAACTTATCAAGAGTTTATCTCTTGATATAAGTAGAGATTCACCCCTCTACTTATATGAGGAGATAAGAGGAGGTAGAAAATGTTAGCAGAAGATATTTTTAGAATGACAATGGCTATGATAGATGAAATGTCAACAACAGGAGAGTTAGACCCAACAACAACAGCAGAATATAAAGCAAAAGCACCATCTATCTTAACAATGTTACAAGCAGAAATAATTGGTATAGAAAATCGTTATAGAGATAAAAACGAGCAAATACAACCAGTACCAATAGAAGACTTAGAACAGCCATTACAAATAGACACAATAAAAGCAGCAACATTACTATCAAATGGATTAGCTGCAAACTTAATGATAGTAGAAGATAAAGCACTAGCAAACTTCTTTGAACAAAGATATGAAGAAATGAAAGGTATGTTCTTAAAACCAAAACCAAGACAACCTGAAACAAGAAGAGATGTTTATGATTCAACATTAAATTATTAGGAGGTGTATTATGGCAGTAATTCAAGAAAACAAATCAGTACAACCAACAACAATAACAAAGTTTTTGGGTTTAAATTTAAGCGATACTGGAGATACACAAATAGCATTAGGTGAATCAGGAAACATGACTAATTTCTATATAACTGATGATTATAAGTTAAGAAAAGCACACGGATATAAAACATTTCACGACTTTGAAGCACCAGTAAAAGGGATGTTTTCAACAAAGATAGGAAACACGCAATATTTATTAGTAGCTGCAGGAGGTAAATTATATTCATTCTTACAAAGTCAATTAGATGATGAAGAGAATTGGGATAATATAACTGCAACTGAGATAGGAAGCATTACTGATACTGATGCTTCTTTTTTTGAGTTTGATAATAAAATCTACATACTAAGTGGTGGTTACTATAAATGGGATGGAACAAACTTTGGTGAAGTTGAAGGATATACTCCACTTGTATTTATAAATACACCAGCAGGGAATAACGGTGGTGGAACAATATATGATGAAATCAATATGCTAACACCAAAGAAAAGGCAATCTTTTAATGGAGATGGCACAACAAAAACTTTTAAGATAGCACAAGATAATATAACTTCAATAGAATTTGTAAAAGTTGGTGGAACACAAACATCTGATTATACAGTAAATACAACAACAGGAATAGTAACAATAAACACAGCACCACCACAAGGATATGACAATGTAGAAATATGTTGGAGCAAAGATGATGGAGATAGAGACATAATCGAAGGAATGAGATTTGGAACTGTCTTTGGTGGAGATGTAGATACAAGAGTATTCTTATATGGAAATCCAAACTGTCAAAATAGAGTTTACTTTAGTGGAACTGCATTTGATGGAGATATAGCAGTACCAAGTGTAGAATACTTCCCAGCAACAGCACAAGCTGATATTGGACCATCTAACTTTGCAGTAACAGACTTAACAAGACAATACGATAGATTAATTGCTACTACAAATAAACCTGAAGCATATTACTTAACATTATCAACAGAACAATTACAAGTAACATTAGGTGGTGGAGGTACAACAACAAGATATGTACCAAGTGTTAAAACATTACCTTTAAATGAAGCACACGGAAATATTGCTATGGGGCAAGGAAGAGTATTAATGAATTATCCAGTTACATTTGAAGATTCAGGAATAATAATGTGGAAAGCAACAAATGTAAGAGATGAGAAAAATGCAGAGAATATAAGTGCAAAAATCAAGAAAGACCTAGATGGAATATCAATAAGTGGAATCAAAACACTAGACCTACAAGAATATAACCAATTATGGCTCATATATGGCAATAGGGCGTGGATTTATAACTATGTAAATAAGACATACTCAAGACTACGATTCCCAGTATCAATGGCTAATATAGTGTCTTTAAATGGGAATGTATATATGAGTACAACGGATGGTAAAGTTGTAAAATTCAGTAGAAACTTCAATACTTATGATGGAGAAACAATACATGCTTATTGGGAGATGAACTTTGCAGACTTTGGAGTACCATATTTAAGAAAAACAATGACAAGATTATGGGTACAAATGCAACCTAGTAACTGGGCAAGTGCAGAAGTATCATTTATATCAAATAGAGCAGAATCACAAATAACAAAACATATCGAATATAAGAAACAATGGTTTGATGAAGTTCACTTTGGAGATTGGCATTTTACAGCATCAATCAATCCACAACCATTTAGATTGAAATTAAAAGCAAAGAAATTCACCAATTTAAAATTAACAATACGAAATGAAGAAAACTCTGCTTGTACTATCTTAAATCTAGTATTACAAGTAGATAGTTTTGGATATAGTAAATAGGAGGTAGGAAAATGGCATTAACTAAATTGACTGCTAATGTAGCAAATATTATTGGATTAGATGACAACCCAAACGAAGGTGCTACACCATTAAGTTCAACAGAACTTAAAAACACATTTGATAAAGCAGGAACTGATATAAAAAATTATATAAACAATACATTAACAGAAGAATTAGATACTAAACTTGAAACAACAAGTAGTGATATAGGAACACTAACAAACTTAGAAACTACAACTAAAACTGATGTAGTAAGTGCAATAAACGAAGTAAATGGAAAAGCAGCAGATTACATTATAGAAACAGGAACAACAGATGGTTGGAAATGGAGAAAATGGAATAGTGGATTAATAGAAATGACTAAATTCATACAATATAGTGGTTTAAACATTACAAGCAGAAGCAATAATCAATTTTATGGAGCACCTCAAAATGTAACTCTACCATTTACATTTAGCGAAGTAGATTTTATTGGCTATCAAGAACAAAGTGCAAGAGCATCAAGCACATTTATTTATAACAGTGAAATTAGTGGCTCAACATTAACAACAGAGTTCAGAGCATACGTAAGTCAAACAAATGTAAATTGTGGAGCTAAATACTATATACGTGGAACAATTTAAGGAGGTAGAAAATGGCAAATTATACAACTCAATTAAATAACTTAAAAAATGCACAAAAGAATGCTGCAATTGCTGACTTACAAAATACTCGTAATCAAGCACTAAGTAATTTACAAGCAGAACAACAACAAAATGCAGCCAATTATGCAGCACAAAGAAATACAGCAAATGCACAAAATAGACTAAGTGCTAGAAACTTTCAAGAATACTTAGCAAATACAGGAAGAGCAAATAGTGGATTAGGTGCACAAGCAAGTATGCAATATAACAACAACCTAAATACAAGTATGAATAATATATATGGAGCTGAAAACGCAGCACTTGCAGACATAGCAAGAAGAAGAACTGATGCACAAAACGCATATTCAAGTGGACTTGCTAGTGCAAATGCAACAATAGAAGCAAATTACATTCAAAACCTATTGAAACAACAACAACAAGATTGGGAAAACAAGATGGCACTTAAACAATTTAATGAAAGTGTTAGACAATACAATCAAAATCGTAAGGACAGTTTGAGGGGTTTTAGCTCAGGAGGTAGAAGGTCTAGTTCTGGTGGGAGCTCTGGACGTGGCAGATATGGTGGTGGAAGTAGTTCACAAGTTACTTTCAATGATACCCCTACAACAAGCAATAATAGTGTAGCAAGTAAACTAACAAGTGCTGCTAAATCAACAGCAAATGCAATAAAAGGAAATTTAGGAAGCCAAAATGCAGCAGTACAAAAAGCTGCTAAAGTAGGTCAAAGATACGTAAAACAAGTAAAAGACAAAAAAGGAAATGTTGTATCTCAATTATGGATGAAAACTAAAAATGGAAAAGACTATAGAGTGGCATAGGTGGTGATTAAATGAAGAAAAAACAAAAACAAACTACAGATGCAATAATGACTATTGATAAAAGTGGTAATGTTTATGAAAAACAAGCACCTAAAAAACAAAAACCAAAAATAGAAGATGTAGCATCTTCATTACAAAGTGCAGCTAAAATGACATCACGAAATTTAAGTGCTAACACTAGAGAGAAAGAAAGAAAACAACAGAATGTAAAAATAGCCAACAAAAACTACAATGAAAAACTATCTGTATATAACAAAGCTAGTGAAACATATCAGAAAAAACGTGGTGAAGAATTAAGAAAAAGAGATGTAGATTTAAGCAGTCGTTCCACAATAGATTTAGAACCATATAAAAATAAAATACTAAACTATGCTACAAAACAAGAAGATATAAAAACACCACAACAAAAGTTAGTAGAAAGAGCAGAAAGACAACAACCATTAATCGAAGAAGCAAATAAAGCTACCGAAAAGGAAAGACAAGCTGTAAATAAAGCAGCAAATGACTATGTTTTAGCAAAATATCAAAAGAATGTCGCAGATGTAGATAATAAAGACATTGGAGTATATGATAAAACTTTAGGTGCTTTTTTAACTGGAGTTCAAGATATTGGTAGTAATTTTGTTGGAGATAATAAATATATTGATGAAAATGGTAATACAGTTTATCTTCCTAATAAAGCAGAACTAACATGGCAAAAAACAAGAGACAGTTATGGTGATAATGTAGTAGGTAAATTAGCAAGATTTGGTGGAGATGTAGCTCACGAAGGGGGAAAAATTGCAGCAACTGGGCTTGTAAATGCAGCAACAGGTGGTGTTGGAGGCTCAGCACTATATTTTTCTGATATATTTGGAGACCAATACAAACAAAATATAAATGAAGGTTATAGTGAAGATAAAGCAGGGCAAGATGCCTTGCTAAAAACAGGCCAAAATTACATTAAACAAAGATTAATCGGTGGTTTAGGTGGAAAATTAACAGGTTCTGGACCATCTTGGTTAGAAAAAAGTTTAACAAACACTTGGTCAAAAGCAATAAGCAATCCAGTTGTATCAAAGACATTAGCAAGTATGAGTTCTGAAGCAATAGATGAATTCACTGATGAATGGATTGAATCTGCTATAGATAGTGCAGTGTTAGGAAAAGACTTCGACCCAATGCAAGTATTTAAAGAATCACTATATAGTGGTGCTATAGGTGGAGCTACAGGTGCATTTGGTGGTATAGGAGATAGAGTAACTACTTCATTAGATGAAAATAGATTAGCTTTACAAGAATTAAACACAATAGCAGACCAAAGAATACAACAAATACAAGAAGAAGTACAACAAGACCCATCAAGAGCACAAGAAGCTACTCAAGAAATACAAGAAATACAAAATTATGTTCAAGCACAAACTAATATAATCCAAAATCAAGCCAAAACACAGGCACAGGAGAGCGAAACAACACAACCTAATGCAATTACACAAGAAACACAAAATGTGTCTCAAAACGAGCAAAATGAAGGTACTCAAGAGAGTGCTTTTAATAATGAAACAAAAGACAAAAATGTTAAGATTGTCGATAACAAGCCAATAACAACAAATAAAGAAGCATACAATAGCGAACCAAAAGAAGGAACAATAAGACTATATACAAATACATCTGCAGAAAATATTGATTCAATATTGAAAAATGGTCTTGATGTTAGTAAAGCAAAACAAAATGAATATGAAGGTAATATGACATGGTTTGAAACAAGACCAGATTTAAAGGGTTATGGTGGAACAACTATAGCAGTTGATGTTCCTTTAAATTCAAATATGGATAAAGTAAATGACACACAATATACAGTGTATGATAATATATCTCCAGAAAATATTACATTTGTTGATAGACCAGTAATGAACAATTATAGAACAAGTGATATAGAAGAGTTGTTAAACAAATATGGAGAAGAAAAAACCACAAAGGTTTTTGATAGAGCTTTAGAGAACGGAAAAGCGTTTATTACTAAAGATGAATTTAATAACATAATAAAATCAATTAGTACTAATAACAATGTAGAAACAAATCAAAATGAAAACATCCCTGCAACTAAGGAAAATGTAATAGAAGAAGCAAAACAACAACAAGAAACAACAAATGAAATAGTTAATCAAAACAATGAAGAGCAACAAGAAACTACTGAAACACCACAACAAGAAGAGAAAACACAACCTGAAATACTAGATAAAATGCCTACTGAAAAGAAATCTACAATAAAGTCTTTAAAGAAAGGTATTGATACATTTAGAAAGGAAATAACAGATAGATTTGCTGCCGTGTATGATATGGCACAAAAAACAAGAAATAAAACACTATATCATAAAGTAGATAGAATACTTGCATCAGATGGTATAGCTCAAGTAGATATAGACACTAATCAAGTTAATCTAAATGGTAAACCATATAAAAACTTTACTGATGAAAATGGTAATAAAGTATCAATGAGTTTGGAACAAGCATACGATATATATAACAAAATACCAAACAAAGACAAAAACACCTTCCTTGTAAATCAATTAAATATAGATAGACTAAATCAAGGGGTTGACCAATTTGAAATACCAATGGAAGATTCAGAAAGAACAATAGCACAATTAAGAGAACAATATCCTGATATAGATAAATGGTCCGAAAATATATACCAATACTATAGGAATTTGCAAGATAAAATGGTAGAAAGTGGAAGAGTATCACAAGAATTGGCTGATAAATGGAGAACAGAAACACCACATTATGTTCACATTCAAAGAGATGTTCAAAACAAAGGAAACACAGGAGTAAGTGTTAAGAATGGTAAGATTGATTCTGATAACTTAATTAGAAAAGTAAAAGGTGGCACTTATGCAATATTACCAATAAAAGACACAACTGCTAAATTCACTCAAAATGTAACTAGAGCTATTACTTATAATGACTTTGGTAAAGAATATGCAAAAACAATAGGTTATGATGCTCAGGGGAATAATGCTACTGATGTAGATTTAGATGAAATGTTTGGGTTAGACCCAGAATTTGTAAACAATAATGGTAATGGTAATTACACTATGAAATTATATGAAAATGGTGGAATTATAGAAGTACCAATAAGCGAAGATGTTTATAAATCATTAAGTCCACAAAACATCCCAAGAGTTGGAGTGTTAGCAGAAGCAACAACATTATATAAAGACTTATTAACAAACAAAAACCCATTCTTTGGATTTTTAAGAAACCCTATCAAAGATGTTCAAGATATGTTTTTATATTCAAAACATCCATTAGCTAAATCTATGGCAACATACACTAAGTTGTTTGCAGGAAGAACAGCATTAAGGAATAGGGCAATAACAAGAGATGGAGTAACAGCACAAGATATAGTTGACTTTTACCATAACACAGGTAATGCAGTACATTCTATTTATAAGAACGGACAATTTGATAGTAAAAATAGAGTAAAAGAAAGTGTTGATAAAGTATTATCACCAATAGAAAAAGGTAATGACTTTATGGAATCAATGCCTAGAATTACTGAATTTTGGAATACAATACAAAAAGAAGGGTACACACTAAAGGATGGTGAATTAATATCACAAAAAGATGCTAGGATAGAACAAGCAAAAGAAGATTTAAAAAACAATAAAATATCGCAAAAAGAATACAACAAAATAATAGAGAAAACTCAAAAAGCAAAAGACCCATCTAAAACAGTAGAACAGGTTATTGCAGAAGCAAGTTATAATGCAGCAGATGTAACAGTAAACTTCAAACGTGGTGGTAGAACTTCAAAGGCAATAAGTCAAAATGGTGGTATATTCTTTAATCCATCTGTACAAGGTGCATCTAAATTTGTAAGAAATATAACTGAAGCAGTTAGTGATGCAAAGTCAGGTGATTTTAGAGCAGCAAAACTATTAGTTGCAAGAGCTGCTATGTTAGGATTAGCACCTGCAATATTAAGTGAAATAATGTATGGCGATGATGATGAATACAAAGATATTCAAGATTATCAAAAAGACCAATATTACATAATTAAGGGTGAAGATGGTAAGTGGATAAGAATACCAAAAGGTCGTGCAATAAGTTTAGTTCAATCAGCAACAAGAAGAAGTATAGAAAAATCTCAAGGAAGAAAAGATGCGTTTAAAGGATATGGGCAATTAATTGGAAATCAAATTGCTCCAAATAATCCGTTAGATAATAATATCTTTTCTCCAATAACATCAGCTGCAACAAATAAATCATGGAGTGGCAATAAGATAGTTAGTGATTCAATGGCAAAAAGACCAGTTGAAGAGCAATTTAATGAGAAAACAGATGAGTTTAGTAAATGGATAGGTAAAAAATTACATATATCACCTATGAAAGTAAACTATGTAATAGACCAATATTCAGGAGTACTTGGAGATTTAGCATTACCACAAATTACACCAAAAGCAACAACAGGTTCATCTAATCCTGTAATGAACATATTAAGAGATAATTATTTGTTTGATTCTGCAAATAGTAGTAAAAGTTTAAATGACTTCTATGAAATGAAAAGTAAAATTCAAACTAAAGCAAGAGGTATGAATGCAACAGATAAAGACAAAATACAAAGCAAATACTTAGGAACACAATCACAAGAAATGTACAATTTATATACTGAAAAGCAAAGAATTCAAATGGATAATTCATTATCTAAGAAAGAAAAATATGAACAAGCATTAGAAGTACAAAAGGAAATAAATAAGAAAGCCAAAGATGCAATAAATGGTTCAAAAGACATAAACATAAATAAAAACTATGCAACAGTAGGTGATGATACATATTACAAGGATAGTGGAGATTGGAAAAAAGAAAGTGAAAAAACAACGCAAAGAAGAGAAGAATTAGGATTAACAGCAGACAAGTACTACTACTATAGAAATGAAGAAGCATATAAAAAACCAGATGGAAAATATAAATATATAACAAGTGGAGAAAATGCTAAAAGAAATATAGCAATAGTAGATGCTTTTGATTTTGACACTAGTGATTATCTTGAATACACATATAAATTAAGCCAAATAAAGTCAGATAAAAACTCTAGTGGAAAGACAATAAGAAATAGTAGAAAACCAAAAGTAATAAAGTACATTCAAAGTCTGCCAATATCAAAAGCACAAAAAGAATATTTATATAAAACACAATATAGTTCATATAGAAGTGCTGATAGTGATTTAACAAAGCAAATTAGTAAGAGTAATCTTTCTAAGAAAGAAAAAAAAGAAATTTATTCTTACTTAGGGTTAGGAAGGTGATTAAATGATAAAATTCAATAATGTAACATTAGATGCAGAAATGGTACTAGGTGATACTGGTACCTTTTCTATTACTCCAAAACTAGATGGAGATACATATCTAACTGATGGAGATACACTTTATTTCACAGTAAAAGAAAGAAGAAGTAAAGGTAGTTCAGATAAAACAGAACAAGAATTAACAAAAATAACTAAAACAATAACTACATTTGATAATGGTACTGCTACTATCCCAATAGAGCCAAGTGATACATCATCTTTAGCAGCAGGAACATATATCTATGACATTAAAATAACAAGAGGAGATGGAACAGTAGATACATTAACACCTAATGGACAAGCATACTTCACATTGAAAAAGGGAGTGAGATAGATGAACTTTGATTACAATGTAGAAAAACAAAAAATAACAATCGAATTAAATACTCCTACAATCACTTTAGATACTCCAACAGGTGGTCGTGGATTACAAGGTATTCGAGGACCTAAGGGAGATAAAGGCGACAAGGGAGATACTGGAGAAAAAGGTGATGCTTTTACATACGAAGACTTCACCGAAGAACAATTAGAAGCCCTAACAGGACCACAAGGACCTCAAGGAGAGCAAGGAATACAAGGTGAGCAAGGTATTCAAGGAGAACAAGGACCTAAAGGAGATACTGGAGAGCAAGGACCTAAAGGAGATACTGGTGACACAGGACCACAAGGACCAAAGGGTGAAAAAGGTGATAAAGGAGATAAGGGTGACAAGGGTGATAAAGGAGATTCAGGTGCATCTACTTGGGGAGATATAACTGGTACTTTATCTAATCAAACTGATTTACAAAGTGCTTTAGATGGTAAAGCAGAAAAATCACTTTATGGAGATACTACTATAAATGTAGGTAGAAAAGCAAAAACTACAGTTGGAAATTATTCAACAGCAGAAGGGCATCTAACAACAGCGAGTGGAACAAGCTCACATGCTGAAGGAGAACAATCTCAAGCTAACGGTATTGCATCTCATGCCGAAGGATGGGATGCAAGAGCTGAAGGTGCAGAATCTCATGCCGAAGGATGGGGTACTAGAGCAAGTGGGAGTGGCTCACATGCTGAAGGGCAAGGAACAAAAGCAAGTAGTAATTATCAACATGTATCTGGAAAATATAATATTGAAGATAGCAACAATACCTACGCAGAAATAATAGGTAATGGTTCTTATGACAATCCTTCCAATGCTCGTACATTAGATTGGAATGGAAACGAAGTGTTATCTGGTTCATTAACAATAAATGGAAACCAGCCTGTAACTACTACGAGCAGTTTCAAAACAATAAATAATCAATCAATAGTAGGAAGTGGAAATATAGATGTATCAGGTGGAGGTTCAACACCTACCGATGTAAGAATTAATGGTACGTCAATAACTTCAAATGATGTAGCTGATATTCAAACTGAAGGAACATACAATGCTACTACTAACAAAATAGCAACAATGAGTGATTTGCCATCTGTACCAACAAAAACATCAGATTTAACTAATGACTCAGGTTATATTACTTCAAGTGCGTTGCCAACTAAAGTGTCAGACCTTACAAATGATACAGGATTCATCACAAACACAACGAACAATTTAACTAACTATTACACAAAGACAAATACATATACAAAAACTGAAGTAGACCAATTAATAGGTGCAATAAGTACATTAGATATACAAATAGTTCAAACACTACCAGCAACTGGTTCAACTTCTACTATTTATTTAGTATCAAAAACAGCATCTACTAATGACAATTATGATGAATATATTTATGTAAGTAATAATTGGGAACATATAGGTTCAACTGAAGTTGATTTAAGTAATTATTATACAAAGACACAAGTAGATAACTTATTAGATGACAAAGCAGATGCAACTGATATTCCTACAAAAGTTAGTGATTTAAACAATGACACAGGATTTATCACATCAAGTTCACTTCCTACAAAAGTATCTGATTTACAAAATGATGCAGGTTATATAACTGGATACACAGAAACTGACCCAACAGTACCATCATACGTTAAATCAATTACACAATCTAATATCACTTCATGGAACAATAAGAGCGACTTTAGTGGTTCATACACAGATTTAACTAATAAACCTAGCATACCTGATAGTACATCAGATTTAACTAACGACTCTGGTTTTATAACATCTACTGAAGCAGGAAATACTTATGCTTTAAAATCACTTTATGGAGACACAACAATAAACGTAGGTAGAAAGGCAAACACTACAGTAGGAGCATATTCAACAGCAGAAGGGTATAACACAACATCAAGTGGAAAATGGTCTCACGCAGAAGGTGTTTCAACAACAGCAAGTAGTTATGATTCTCATGCAGAAGGTGGTTCAACAACAGCAAGTGGTGATGATTCTCACGCAGAAGGTTTAGGTACATACGCTGTTGGTGCTTGTTCTCACGCAGAGGGGAACAATACACACGCAAACGGTAATGATTCTCACGCAGAAGGATATTATACAAAATCAAGTGGAAAGTATTCACACGCTGAAGGGAACAATACAGAAGCAAAAGGTGAATCACAGCATGTTTCTGGCAAATATAATATTGTGGATAATAACAATACCTATGCTGAAATAATAGGTAATGGTTCTTATGGTAATCCTTCAAATGCAAGAACACTTGATTGGAGTGGGAACGAAGTTTTAGCAGGTAAATTGACTGTAGGAACAGGACCAACAGCAAATATGGATGTAGCTACAAAACAATATGTAGATACACAAACAAGTTCAATAGTAGTTCCTACAAAAACATCAGATTTAACTAATGATAGTGGGTTTATAGATAACACATACCACGACAGTACAAAACAAAATACATTAGTTAGTGGAACTAACATAAAAACAATAAATAATCAAACATTGTTAGGTTCAGGAAACATTACAATTGAAGGCACAATAAAGGAATTAACTTCCCCAGTAATCTTAAACCAATTATCTGATGGATATTATAGACTTCCAAGTGGTTGTGTTGTTTATTCAATGACTGGTGAATCGTTATATACAATAGAAAAAAGTGCATTATTATCTATAACAAACAATGTGGTGAGTGGTAACGATATAACTACATACTGGATAATTGAAGATGATACAAGTTTCGAAGTTAATAGCGATGAAACTATTATAGATATTACAAGTAACCCAAATGTCAATATTAAATATGGATTAATATGTGAAGATACAGGGGATGTAGTGCATTATGACAAAAGTTTAAGTGATTTTATAACTTCAGAAACAGACCCAGTATTTAGTGCAAGTGCAGCTCACGGTATTACATCAACAGATATAACAAATTGGAATAGTAAACAACCAGCTTTAGTAAGTGGAACAAATATAAAAACAATAAATAGTTCATCAATTCTTGGGAGTGGAAATTTAGCATTAAGTACAGCTACTAATTTAGAAAATGGTACTGGAACAGGAAGTTTAAAACAAGATGATTGTACATCAGCTGGGAATCATAGTTTTGCAGAAGGAACAAGCACATACGCAGGTGGTGATTATTCACACGCTGAGGGATGCAATACAGAAGCAACAGGTGCCTATGGTGCACATGCAGAAGGATATTATTCTATAGCAAGTGGAAAGGCAGCACATGCAGAAGGAAAGGATACAAGAGCATCATCAGATTATCAACATGCTGAAGGAAAATACAATATTGCAGATGCAAATGATACTTATGCACATATTGTAGGTAACGGAACATCAGACAATGCTCGTTCTAATGCTTACACATTAGACTGGAATGGAAATGGTGTATATGCAGGAAATTTAACTATCAACGGTAGCGAACCAGTAGCTACAACATCAATAACAGGTGATTTAGCATATTTAGAAACAACAGATGTAACCAATTTAGTTGCTGCTATAAACGAAGTAAATAGAAAAGACATAATAACTGTCTATGTAACTTCAAATCATACTGCAAGTTCTGCGACTGATTATATTCCAAATTCTTTAACAATAAACTCACAATTAGGTAATAAATTAAGCGTAAGTGGTGGAAATGTTGTAATAGGAAGTGGTGTATCAAAAATCCTAGTAAGTGGAACAGCAGCATATTCATTAACAGGAAGTGGTGCAAAAATTAGAAACTTTTCAATTAGAAAAAATGACACCAATCAGAAAACAGTAAGTGAAAACTTTAATCATACAGGTTGGGCTAATATATCAATATCAAGAGTACTAATTGACGTAGAAGAAGGAGATACAATAAAAATACAATCTTATATGCAAAATGGAGATATATTATATGGTGGTCAAGCATATACATACATAACATTAGAAGTAGTCGAATATAATTAAAAGGAGGTTGAATATGGAATTAGCAGTAGCAGTAGTAAGTGGATTATGTGTAGCAGTGCCTAGTGTAATTGCAACTATAACAGCAAATAAAAAATCAAGTGCAATAACTGACTTTAAAATTGAAGAACTAACAAAAAAAGTAAACTTACATAACAACTTAATAGATAGAATGTATCACGTGGAAACTCGTGTAGCAGTAATCGAAGATGAATTAAAAGATAGGAAGTGATTATGTGAAAAAGTTTAAAAAAATAGCTAAATATGGAGTTAATATCCTAGCTATAATAAATGCTTTATTAATAGGTATTCTACCAATATGGAATATCAATGGAGATAAGGTAACAGATACTATTAATGTAATAATAGCAGTATTAGGTACATACCTATTAGGAGATAAAGCATATACGAATAAAATGACAACAAAAAAGGATGTATTATACACTAAAGTAATAAAATAGAAAGAGAGGTGATGCTTTGTGACTTATAAAGAATTCGTCAAAAGGTATAATGGAAAATATACTGATTGGGATGGATATTATGGGGCACAATGCTGGGATTTAGCTCAAAGATACTTTACTGAGGTATTAGGAATCCCAAGTAGTGTATTATCAGGTTCAGGATTAGTAAGTAATATGTTAAAAGGAGAAAAGTACAAATTGATGTTAAAATACTTCGATGTAGTAACTACTCCAAAGCAAGGAGATGTAGCAATATGGGAATACGGACATATTGCTATTTTTGACCATGCAAAGAATTATTACTTCAGTCAAAATCCTAATCCATGTAAGATAATGAAGATAACAAGAGGTGGAGTACATTATTTCAGAAGAAAGGGTACTGTTAAAAAAGAAAAAGTAGACCAAATATTACATGTAGGAAGTAAAGTAAGATTTAGTGGAGTATTCAAAGTTGATATATTAAAGACACCTTTAGGAACTAACTTATTCGGATGCACAGCTCTAACAGGATGCTCAGTTAAGAATTACAAGAATGGTAAATGTAAATCTTATGACTGGATTAAAGCAAATGACTTCGTAGAATGTGATAAAAAAGGTAATGCAACAAAAGACCAAATATTAACTGGTGGTAAAAGTTATGTTAAAAACTCACACACATACACAGTTAAATCTATAAGTGGAGATAGTGCTATGATACACGTATCAGGGTATGATAGTTTAATAAAAGCAAAATATTTAAAAGAAGTATAGGAGGTAGAAAATGAAAGAAGTAAAAGTAAAAAAGATTGAAAAAGAAGAACCAATTATTGAGGAAGCAAAAGAACCTAAAGTAAAGAAAGAAACAAAGAGAGAAGCTATATTCTATATAGTAAGACAAGGTGAAACTTTAGAAGATATTGCTAATAAATTTAACACAAATGTAGAGACATTAAGAAAAATAAATGGTAATATAAATCCAGTAGGTGGAAACCAAATAGTTGTAATGTAGGGAGTGATAATATGAAAGATAACGGTCTAGCATTAGAATTGTTATCAGATTATAAGAAAGCAAATAAAAGACAATTTGTTATTATTATAGTAATTCTAGTAATGTGGTTTTTGACAATAGGATATTTAGTTTATGTCCTTAACGATATAGGAACAATAGAAACAACAACTCAAGAAGTAACACAAGAAGCTGATGACGGAAGTAATAATTTTATAGGAAATAATGGAGAAATAAATGGCAAAGCAAACGATAAGACAAACTAGAACTAAAACTACCTATAGAAAATCGCAAGTTAAACCTAAACATTGTCCGACTTGTGGGGCGTTCATAGCAGGTAGAGGTAATAGAAGTGCTAAAACTAGAGTTCACAAACGATGAACTAGACTATATAAAGTCAAAGATACACTTTACTGAATTGCAAAAGAGAATCATGGATTATAGAATGGATGAATACTCAATAACAAAGATGTCTATGCTAGAGAATTGTAGTGAGAGTACAATCAGTAGAGAGATAAAGAAAATCAAAAAGAAGATTATGAAGATAATATGACAAAAAGCAGGTAATTCCTGCTTCTTTTTTTGTGCAATAATTTAAGCAGAAAGGAGGAATACACCTAGATAATTGTTTAAAACGCAGTCTATAGGTAATAAGTATTTCTCTTTTCATATTTTAGGAGGGAATTATATGTTTGGTAATTATAATCCACAAATGAATATAGAAAGAATTGATAAGCAAATATCAGATTTAGAAAGAATAAAGAGCCAGTTGCAACAACCAACTCCAACAAACTTAACGCAAAACTTTCAAATATCGCCATCAAGAGAATTTATGAGATATGCAAACTCTATAGATGAAGTCCAAAAAGAAATAGTTTACGGAACAACTCCATTCTTCAGTAAGGATATGTCTGTTTTATGGGTCAAAAGCACCCCAAATACGATTAAAACATACGAGTTAAAGGAAATTATCAACAAAGACGAAAAAGACGTAAAAATAGAGTTTTTGATGGCAAAAATAGCCGAATTAGAGAAAGGGATGAATGAAAATGCAAAATCAAATAATGACGATGTTGATGAACCAGTTGAAAGCAAGGAATCCTCAGATGCTTCAAATGGTAGAAAAAGCAAGAGCAAATCAAAGTAATCCAATTGATTTATTTAAACAAATTACAAACAAGAGAAGTCCTGAACAAATGGATGCGTTTTATAAACAGGTGGAACAAATGGGATTTTCTCCAGATATAATAAACAAATTCAAAAATTAGGTATCAACATTATGTTTGATATAGATTAGAAGAAAGGAGGAAAATGATGAACGGAAGTAGTGGTATACAACCAACTGTTGAATTAGCAACTACTAATGGAGCATATCCATATCCAGTTATGTTTGGAAATAACGGTGGATTTGGTAATGGTTTCGGAGGAGAAGGAGCATTATGGTTAATTGTTTTATTGGCACTTATCTGGGGTGGAAACGGAAACAACGGATTTGGTGGATTTGGAAACAATTTCGATGATGGATACGCTTGGTTAAGTAATGGTCAAAAAGAAATAATGAGCAATACTAACAACGGATTCGATACATTACATCTATCAAATCAACTTGAAGGAAATAGAGATGCTATCAATAATCTATCAACACAAATCTGTAACGGATTTAATGGAGTGGAAATCTCAGCAGCTAATAGACAAATGGCTAATATGCAACAAGCATTTGATTTAAGTAGACAATTCGCTGATTGTTGCTGTGAAAATAGATTAGGTATTGCTAATCTAGGAGCAGATATTGCTCGTGAAGCATGTGCTACAAGAACTAGCGACACTCAAAATACACAAACATTACTTACTGCAATAACTGGTGGAATTCAATCTATAAAAGACCAATTATGTCAAGATAAGATTGACGAGAAGAATGACGAAATTTCACAATTACGCCAAGAAATCTTATATGCCAGAGGTCAAGCTAGTCAGATAGCCCAAACACAAGCAATTACATCAAATATTTACAACGAGTTAAAAAATTGCCCAGTCGGCACAGTCCCAGTATTTGGAAATCAACCTATCTTTACTTGCTCAAACAATTTAGGAAATGGTTGTGGATGCACAGGTACAAGTCAATTTATTTAATAGCATAGAGTAGAATACTACTAACTCGATTACGAGAACTTGCTAACTAGAACAGGCAAGTCCTGTTCTTTTTAATAGAAAGGAGAGATATAATGATACAAAGTACACAAGAATTGCCTTTAATATTGCCAACAAATACAAGTGATATAACTTTTTTAAACGATGAAATAAGAACTAGAAGTGCAACATGTAGTGGATGGTTAAATCATACCGAAGGAACTAGCCAATATACAATTTTAGGTAGTGGTAATTGTAACTGCCCTAATGTTTATAAAATAACATTTAACGCAAATGTTACAGGAGCTACTGCAGGTTCAATAGAAATTGGATTGAAAGAAAATGGAACACCAGTAGTCGGAGCAAGTGTTAATGAGGTTGTTACTCCTGACGAATATCAAAATGTTTCATTTACTAAAGTTATAAGGTTATGTCCTAGAGAAAATGTCACTCTAACAATAGGTTCAATAGCTGCTGTTAGTGGAGTAGTAGATACACCAATCGAAACAGTACCACCAACAATAAAGAATGCTAATTTAATTATAGAAAAAGTAAGATTTTAATGAATAATACGATAAATAATTTATCCTTAGTGTTGCAAATGCTAAGTTTAGAAATATTGTTTAGAGATTACAACAATAGTGATTTAATGCAAGAATTACAAACACAGGATGAAAAATATTTAAAAAAAATAATATCTCAAAATGAAGAGATATTGGAACTTCTAAAAGAAAGGAGTGAGTCCATTGGAAGAAAAAATACTAGAAAAGACAAGTGAATATATAGAGAAAGCTGCTGAAGACTTTAATAATGTAGACATTGATTATTTGTTCAAAGTGGTGGATATTCACAAAGATATAAAGGAGGTAGAATGTATGAATAATTATGGTAGATATGGAAACTATGGAGAATACGGCGATTATGGTCGTAGGGGAGTAGATGCTCGTTATCGTGGTGAAAGTTATATGGAAGGTATGAATGGAAGTTATAGAGCTTATGAAGAATCTCGTAACGAATATAATAATGGTAATTATAGAGCAAAAGAAGACGGATTAAAAGAACTTGAATATATGTTACACTCATTAGTAAAGTTCGCTAAAACCATAAAAGAAGAAGCAACTTCACCAGAAGAGCAAGAAATTGTAAGAAAACATTTTATGAAAATCAGTGAAATGTAATGTATAGATTTTATAATGCTAATTCATTAGGGAAGTTTGTTAATGATTGTACCGTACGAGCAATTTCAACTGCAGAGAATAAAACGTGGGATGAAACATATAATGAACTAAGTGATTTAGCCCAAAGTAAAGGAACGATGATGGATGATAGTTACTTCATAAAATGGTTACTTGATACAAGGTATAGAAGAATACCAATGTTATCAAAAACAGTTGGAGAAGTATCTGGGCAATATCCTGATAAAATCCTATTAATCACAATGGATGGACATATTACATGTTCTAAATATGGTATAGTCTATGATAGTTTTGACTGCAGAGATAGAATAGTAGAAGATGCGTGGATAGTAAATTAAAAGAGGTTTAATACCTCTTTTTGTATATAAGTGAATCCTTATCCCAGTTAGGATATATGCTTTTTAAATATCTTTCTATTTTTTCTTTAATATGTTCTTTTAATTCTTTAGATTTACCATTATCGTAATTATGGTGACAATCAAGACATAGTGTTACTATATTTTCTTCTATACCTAGACCTCCATGTGCTCTTGAAATATAATGAGCATTAGGCATAGCATAAGGACTACCACAATTAATACAATGGTGATGGTCTCGTTCCCATACTTTTTCTTTTACTGACATTGGAATATCAGTAGCTTTACTTCTTTTAGATTTCATTATCTATCTCCTTTAAATATATTTTTATTGATTTATAAAGCAAAATAGAGTAGAATACTGCCTCACAAAAGGAGGTGGAGAGAGAAGCGATGCGAATTACATATCAAAAGAGGGATGGATGCGTAATGGAAAGATTTAGAAGTACAATACCACCCTACAAGATAGGCGATTCTACATCTATGGGATGGAAAGTACTAAACATTGAATATGAATACAATGGAAACTATTATTCAGAATATGATTACAACAAATTAATACAAAAAGCAAAAGAAACATCCATTAAAAGAAAACACCTTAGAGAGAAAATAGTAAAAGAATTAAAAACCTTATTATATTATTTTATAGTGATAATAATATATAACCTTATTAAAATATTAATATAAGGATATATACACCTTATTTATATATTAGTAAGGATACAAAAACATACGTGCATTAGCTTCTTGAAATTGATTAAAACCGTTGATATTAAATGGTTTAAAAAAGTATAAAAAAATGTTGACAAATTAAAAACACAATAGTAAAATGTTAATTGTAAGGGTAACAATCAACCGTTACTATTGTGTCTTAAGAAGTTAACATAATATCAACTTCAAGAAGTTCTAACGACCTAAGACACACAAGTCTTGGGTTTTTTTTGTTACCGGAAAGGAGAGTATATGAAGAAACCAAAATATCCAGAATTACGTATAGAAATGTTAAGACATGGAGATACGCAAACAACACTAGCTAAATTAATAAACATAACTGTTACTTCAATAAGCAGAAGACTATCTGGTGACATTGATTGGAAAATCAGTGAGATAGAAAAGATATGTAAATATTACGGCAAAAGCTATGATGAATTATTTAAAAGAAATGATTAGTTTGCCAATTAAATTATATCACAATGGAGGTATTTATGGAAGATAAGCCAAACTATTATGCAGTTATTCCTGCCAGTGTAAGATATGACAATGATTTAAGAGCAAACGAGAAATTATTATATGGAGAAATAACTGCACTATCTAGTAAAAATGGAGTATGTACAGCATCAAACAATTATTTTGCTAAATTGTATGAAGTCAAACCAAATGCGATAAGTAAATGGATAAAAGATTTAAAAGATAAAGGATATATAAATGTTAAATATCAGAAAAAAGGCAAAGAAATTGAAGCACGAATTATAGAGATAGAGGGTATTCACAAATGTGACTACCTATTCACAAAAGAAGGAGGGGGGTATTCACAAAAAGGTGAAGAGAATAATACAAGTAATAATATTACAAGTAAGAAAGAAATATATAAAGAAAGAAATGAAAGTTTTAAAAAGCCAACCTTAGAAGAAGTGAATGAATATTGTAAAGAACGAAACAACGGAATAGATGCTGAATACTTTATAGATTTTTATGAAAGTAAAAACTGGATGATAGGCAAAAGTAAAATGAAAGACTGGAAAGCATGTGTAAGAACATGGGAGAAGAATCGTAAAAAAGATAATAAAGAAGAAATACTTCCTGAATGGTTTAACAAAGATTTAAACAAAAAAGAAGAGAAGAAGGAGGACAATTTAACAGATGAGCAAAAAGATAGGATTAAACGAATTCTTGCAAATAGTAGAAAATAAAGAACCATTTGTTGTTAATTATGGAAAAGCTAGAACGAGTGATGAGTTTATTAAAGATTATCCAGTATGGGATGAAAAACTTAATGCTTATAGAGATGCTACAGGATATTGGGATATGGAAGTATTACTGGAAATAGCTAAAGGCGATATTCCTGAATATTCAATTGAGTTGATAGCAAATGAATAAAGATAGTGAAGTAGTAACAAAAAAATATAAAGACAATAGAAAAATACTAACTTACTTAGATGAAGTTGATTTTTCTAAAAAAGAAAAAGCATTAAGAAAATACATGATGGGAGCATATAAGTATTGGATTTTCGATGCAGTACCAAAGCTACAAAGAACAAACAAGATAGATGGGAAGTATGAATTAACTCTACCAGTAACTGAGTTGTTTGAAAAGGTATATGGGAAAGTTAAGGTTCTATTCTCAGTAAAAAATGATGCAGTGCTATTAGAAAATATCGAACCAAGTGAAATGCTATTAACAATGCACAAAAAAGAACTTCCTACATGTTATGGAGTACCTTATAGGGATGAGAGAGATAAATTCAAAATAAATTTATTAAGGAGTGATAGAGAGTGAATAAAGAGGAATTGGAAAAGGAACTAGAATACATAAAAAGTGTAATTAAAGAAATGCAGCCAAACGATGGAGACAAATCATTCTATTGTTATCAGAGAGACTTAATTGAAGAACAGATTAAGGAGATTGAGAAAAATGCTGGATAAGATATATGAACATTTAAAGACAAGAAAAAAATACAATACATTACAACTTAAATATGACGTTAAATGTGATGAATTAGAACACAAAGTATTGGAATTAAACACGGAAAAGAAAATCAGAGTAAAACAACAAGACTTATTCAATGAGAGATTACAAGAACTATTAGAAGAGAATTTAAAACTTAAAGAGGAAATCTCAAAGTTAAAACTAAGGAAGGTGAAGAGAAATGAAAAGAAGAACACACCTAGATAGAGTAGAAGAATATATAAAACAAAGAGGTAGCATAACAAGTTGGGAAGCTATCAAAGAGTTTGGAATCACAAGATTAAGTGCAGTGATTTACGATTTAAGAAATCAAAGAGGACTAAACATAAAAACACAATACGAAACAATGAAAAATAGATATGGAGATACAGTATCTTTTGCGAGATACATATTGGAGGGATAATATGAATATTTATGAAAAATTAATGAAGGTTCAACAAGAACTAAAAGCACCAAAAGGACAATATAATAGTTTTGGAAAGTACAAATATAGAAGTTGTGAAGATATTTTAGAGGCAGTAAAACCACTATTAGAGAAGAATAAACTTACATTGACTTTAACTGACACAATAGTACCTGCATCTGAAACAAGATTTTATGTAAAAGCAACAGCAAGATTAATTGATATAGAAAGTGAAGAAATTTCTACTATAGAAAATACAGCATTTGCTAGAGAAGATGCTGAAAAGAAAGGTATGGATGGTTCACAAATAACAGGAACAGCAAGTTCTTATGCAAGAAAATATGCTTTAAATGGTCTTTTCTTAATAGACGATACAAAAGATGCTGATACTGATGAATACCATGAACAAACAAAATCAATTACAAAAGCACAAATAAAGAAACTTGAAGAATTAGTAGATGATATACCAGCTATGTTAAATTATTTCAAAGTTGATAAGATTGAAAACATGAGTTATGAAGCTGCTAAAAGGATAATAGAGAGAAAAGAAAATGGTACTAAGCGAGAAGATAGTTAATACCGAAGAATATGCTGGTACAGTTGACATCATAACTGGAATAGACAACTTTGAGTCCACTTGTACTTACAATGAAGAATGGCACACCTATAGACTAGATGGAAAAATAATACCTAGTGTAACAAGATTATTGGATGATGGAACTTACATAAATGTAGACCCTAAAGTGCTAGAAAGTGCACAAATGAGAGGTACATTAATTCATAAAGAAATAGAGAATTATCTAAAACATCAAGAAATGGGGTATACAGACGAGTTTTATGAGTTTATAAGGATTTATACTACCGATAGTGAAAAGTTCAAGGAGAAGGCAATTTTCGATATAAAAACGTATGCTTCTGCATCACCAAAGAACAGAGAAAAATGTTTAAAGCAAGAAAAGATGTATGCTGAAGCAATTAAATACCTAACTGGAGAAGATATAGAACATTTTTACATGATACATCTACCAAGAGGTAAAAAAGGAAAACTAATAGAATT